GTAATAGAAGCATTGGTGTTATAATGACTTTAGGAACCAACGTCTTTGCTGCACAATATGTAGACATACAAAACAAAGCAGAATCAATGATTGGCACAGGCTCTGGCACACTAGGCTACGGTCAAACTGTGCAGAGTTCAGATGTGTTCACCGGCAACACGATTACCAAAGCACAATGGGATTTATTACGATACGATATTGTTAATATAAGACTGCACCAAGACGGAGTAGTTCCAAGCATTGTAACAGTAAATGTTGGAGATCCTATTGGGTTTGGTGCAGCTGCACCTAATAGTAATTATGATACTCTTTTAGAAACAGCTCTAGCAAATAGATTTAAAATAGACGGTTCACAATCTGTTATATCTTCTAAAGGCACAGCTACTTATTCTACAGCGTGGTCAACTTCTGTTAGTCTTACACTAACAGCTACATTTTCAACCAGCGCCCAGGCTAGATATTTTTTCAATAGTGGCGGTAAAGTTAGATTGTCAGCATCATTAACCGGTGGCTCGGGTTCTCAGCAATATAATGCATGGGTGCAATTTCTTGCTTCGGCAGGCATACAATCTTTTGGCGCCGACACTAATCCTCTGATAAATTATTACACATTAACTAACAGTTATCAAACCTATTATCAAGGATCTTTAAGTACTGCATATTCTGCTAATTTCTTTAGATTAGAAGCCAAAACAGATGTTGCTGACAACTCTACTGGCACAGCCACAGTACTGACTATCCGAGCAACATTAGCCGACGACTATGTAGATCTAGGACCACCGGCGCCCGGTGACAGTGTGGACGGAACGTTAAGCATTGACGTGACTGAACTCAAAGCATCTGGTAGCTTATTACCGTCCGGCTCTTTTGCTATTACTAGCCCGGTTTATTCACTTTCAGCTATATCTGGCAGTTGAAAATTTAAATACACGATAATTTAAGAGACAATACATGGCTGTAAATGACAAAATCACCGCTACAGATTACAACAATATCAGAGGTCCGCTTGCCAATATTATAGGCACAGGTACAGCTGATTCTGGATGGGGTCAAACTGTGATTAGTTCTGCGGTATCAGAGGGAACCAAAGTCACAGCAACTCAAATTACCAAGCTTCGCAACGATATTATCAATGCACATACCCATATATTTGGTACAGCGCCTACCCCAGTGTCTGTGGCAGAAAACGATGTGATTAAATTCAACGCCACAACATCTCCAGTATCCAGCTATACCGCATTAGTTTCCACTATCAATGCCAACAGATTTACAGTAGCAGGCAGTCAATCTGCAGTGCAGTCATATGCCCCATCTTCGACCACCTGGCCTGGAATATACGGAACTAGCTGGACCAGCCTTATTACCTGTACAATCACAGCCACGTGGCCTACTGCTGCCGCCGCTAGGCATTTTTGGAACAGTGGTGGTCAACTGAGAATCACAGCTTCTCGTTCAGGCGGCACAGGTAGTGGTCAGAACAATGCTTGGACTTCAATTCTAGGCGTAGCCGGTACACGCACATTTGCTGCTCAAACACCTTCTGCAGGGGTAGCTCCTAATGACGGACAAAATTGGTTTAGATGTTCCAACACAAGGCAGCTATGGTACTCACTATCTGGATCATCCCCTTATGGGTCAAACAGTTATAAAATCTATGCTAGAACCACCGATGCTGTATCTAATTCTAATTCCAGCGGATCAGCTACCCAAGGTGAATGGCACATAGAATTTGTTGACAATTATGTAGATCCAGGTCAACATCCTTCAAATCCTGTGCCAGACTACACTGATTCTGTAGACGGCACGTTCACAGTATCGGTATCAGCCTTGTATGCTACCGGCATACTCATCCCACTAGGCACAGGAAACTTTGCTGTTACCTTACCAACCATTTCAACCAGCGCCATAGCACCGTAAATTTTCTCAAGATAGTTATCGACCACTAAATAAAGTGCGCAGATAATCAAGGAGAAAACATGCAAGAGCAACTTCAACAGGCTCTGGATTTTGCCAACTACAAGCAAACATTTTCAATTCAGAAAAAAGTCCTTAAAGAAAAAAATGCTGCCAAATTAACTTTTGGTTTTCAGGGCGGACTTTTTCACATCAATCAGACTCTGTTAACATTTGTAGAAATCTTAATCCTCAAAGGTAGAACTACAGCAGTGGTATTGTTAGATTCTAATCAAAATCCTATTCTTATCCCCAATCTAGAAGAGTTTAGAGATGAGATTTTTTCTAGATACTTTGAAGCCACTAACGAATATTTTGAAGCTGATCAAAGTCTTAAAAAAAGTAGATCTGTTGAAAAGCTATTAGCACAATGACCAAAGGTATTTTAATCTATGCTCATAATAATAGGTCAGTGGATTACGCTCTGATGAGTATTGTGGCTGGTGGTCTAGCTAAAAAACAACTACAAGTACCTGCTTCCTTAGTCACTGATCAATCCACGATTGATTGGATGCACGAATCAAAGATATACGATAAAGCACAAGAAGTATTTGAAAACATTATTATCGTACCAAGGCCTCCAGCAAATAATTATCGTAGACTGCATGATGGTGTGGATCACAGCACAGTAACCTTTATGAATGGCAACAGATATTCTGCCTGGAAACAAACTCCCTACGATAGAACTCTGATGATAGATGCAGATTTTTTTATATTTTCAAAGACTCTTGGAGAATATTGGGATGTCGACAACGATATATTAATAGGTGAAAGCATCAATGACATTTATGATAATAACAGGCTGGGCTACTGTGACAGGTACATATCAGAAGTAGGAACTAAATTGTATTGGGCTACGACTGTGATGTTTACAAAGAATTCGTATACTAAATTATTTTTTGATCTTGTTCAGATCATACTAGACAACTACCAATACTTCGCTGATACATATAGATTTGACTCAAAACAATATAGAAATGACGTTGCATTCAGTATAGCCAAACATATTTTAGATGGTTTTGAAAACATAGATACACTAAGTTTACCGCCAGTCCTAACCCTGTTAGACAAAGATATACTACATGATGTAGATCAAGATAAACTCACAGTGTTGGTATCTCATAAATTAGATGCAAACTTTTGTGCAGCCACTCTCAAGAACACAGACATACACATCATGAATAAACAGAGTATAGTAAGAAATATCTCAAAATTAATGGAACTTGTATGAAATTTGGTTATCTAATTATAGTAGCTGAACACGATACCATCGACTATGTGCAATTAGCTTATGGACTGGCATTGAGTATAAAAAATACACAGCGCCCGGGGTTTGATCAAGTTGCATTAGTCATAGACAACAAACAAAAATTACAGAATATCAAAAGCGATTGGGTGTTTGATCATGTCATAGAATGGGATCAAGAAACATTTTGGGACGGTCGATCGTGGATGGATCAACTTAGTCCTTTCGATAACACAGTATGTTTGGACGCAGACATGCTGTTCTTGAGAGACTACAGCCATTGGGCTGAATATTTTATCGAAAACAGTGAATTATATATCGCAAACAAGAGCTTTACCTATAGAGGCGAAACAGTTACTGATCAATACTATCGCAAAGCATTTGTAAAAAATCAACTACCTAATCTTTACAGCTTCTATACGTTCTTTAAAAAGGACAGCGAGTTAGCTAAAGAATTTTTTAATCTTGGTAGAGACATAATTAAAAACCCTGTGGAGTTTGCTAATATGTTTTTATCAGAACACAAGCCTAAGATACTAGGAACAGATGAAGCATTTGCTCTAGCTGCAAAAATTTTGGATATCACTGATGTTATATCCTATGATTTAGATTTTCCTCGAGTGGTGCATATGAAACCTATGATTCAGAATTGGCCATGGCCTGCAGATGCATGGAGTGATCATGTGGGATTTTATTTGAATAACAAAGGGCATCTAAAGATAGGAAATTATCAACAGCAGGACATTGTTCATTATGTTGAAAAAGATAAAATGAATCGTGAAATGATTTCGATCCTCGAGGAAATAGCATGGAAAAATTAATTGATTTTGATCAATGGTATTTGAATTATAAATTACCGCCGGTACAGTTTGTAGCTGTATTTGATCCAAATACAGGACTAGTTTTAAGTGTGGGACCTAATCATGCATTTGTAAATGAAAAAAATAAGATTCCTATAGACAGTGAATTGGCTCTATCTATAATAAATGCAGAAGTAAAAATTAGTAATTGTGTAGTAGATATTAATTCTAACACTGTAGAAATAGCTGAAATAAAAAGTGTTTTTAAAATTGACGATGTATTACATAGAATCATCAGCAAACAGGATTCTGAATTAAAACTGCATGATGTTTATCTCAAACATGATTCAAAAACTAATTGTCTAAAGATAGAGCTATCTGTGGAATACGGTGGTACTAAAAAATCACGTGCCGGTCTCAAAAAACGCAACATAGTTTGGGACGGTGATACTGAGATGTTGTTTTTTATCACAGACTACAATGATCCAAATGTACTTTTAGAGACTGTATCTGTAAAAATCAATGAATTATTAGGTACCGCAAAAATAATACCTAACATTAATTTTACTAAATTTAGTGTATACACTAGACGCATCTTTAAGAAATATGTGATTGAATACAAATGAAAATAGTAGAATTTGATATAGTGTTTTTGAGTTATGATGAGCCTAATGCAGAATTGCATTATGCTGATCTAGTTTCTAAAGCTCCTTGGGCCAAACGTGTTCATGGAGTAAAAGGCAGCGACCATGCACATAAAGCCGCAGCAGAGTTAGTAGAAACGGAATGGTTCATAACTGTAGATGCTGATAACATAGTAGATGCTAAGTTCTTTGATCTTGATTTAGATATGAAAGACCCTAATATTCAAGTCTACGGATGGTGCGGTCGAAATAAAATCAATGGCCTTCGATACGGTAATGGCGGAATAAAAATCTGGAAGAAAGACTTTGTTCTCAACATGAAGACGCATGAAAATTCAGAAAGTGATCGAGGGCAAGTAGATTTTTGTTGGGAAGACGGATATCGCAATTTCCCTAGAGTCTACAGTGAAAGTATTATTACGGGAAGCCCGTTCCAGGCATGGAGAGCAGGATTTCGCGAAGGTGTTAAAATGACCTTGCTTGACGGAGTTCGAGTTCCTGCCCAAGAAATAAAACAACGTATTTGGTGGCACAACATACATAGACTTCGCATGTGGTCAACGGTGGGCGCACACGAAGAAAACGGTCTTTATGCGGTTTACGGTGCAAGATTAGGTACATGGATGACTAACTGCACCGATTGGAATTATGTTGATGTGCGTGATTTTGAAGTTCTTAAAAACATATACAACGAAAATGTCCTTCACGGTAGTTTAGAAGCAGATATAAAAGAACTAGGAAATAAATTAAAAACTCACCTAGGATTAGATTATCCGTATTTAGATGCAGTACAGAGCAAATACATATTAGACCTGTACGAAGAAACCATTAACCTCAACGCAACCTATTATCAGCAATGTACGATATAATTTTTGTAAGTTATCAAGAACCTACCGCGGATAAGAATTTCGAAGCACTGTCTAAGAGATTTCCTAGAGCACAACGAGTACACGGAGTTAAAGGCATACATCAGGCACACATTGTTGCAGCTAAAACTAGTTTTACTAAAATGTTTTGGGTAGTTGATGCCGACGCTGAGATACTAGATAGTTTTAATTTTGATCATGTAGTACCCAAGGAAGATTTAGAATGTGTGCATGTGTGGCGTAGTAAAAATCCTATAAATGGATTAGAATACGGGTACGGTGGTGTAAAACTTTTACCTAAGGCTCTTACTCAAAATATGGATGTATCTAAGCCCGACATGACCACGAGCATTAGTTCTTTGTTTAAGGCCATGCCAGAAATCAGTAATATCACGGCATTTAACACAGATCCTTTTAATACATGGAAGAGTGCTTTTAGAGAATGCTGTAAATTAGCTAGCAGAACTATAGATAGACAGGATGATAAAGAAACACAACAGCGATTAGATGCGTGGTGTGAACTAAATGATGATGTTCCTTTTGGGTTTTATTCTTACCTAGGTGCTGAAGGCGGAAAATCTTTTGGAGAGCATAATAAAGATAATCCTCAAGCCCTTAAATTAATTAATGATTTTGATTGGTTACAAACACAATTTGATGCAGCCAAGGAAAGAATAAGTGGACGATAAGGCTAGAATACAAAAGTTCATTCCTATTATGAATGAGATTTCGCCTACGTTCTGTATGGCCAAATGGCACCATACGACTATCTATTTGCAAACAGGCGAAACACACAGTTGCTATCATCCAGCACCTCATAAAATTCCCTTAGATGAGATTATTATAGACGCAAGTGCGTTACATAATACCAATCAAAAGAAACACGAACGGTTGGAAATGCTCAACGGTGGAAAACCCAAGGGCTGTAATTACTGTTGGAATATTGAAGCTATGGGTGACGACTACGTTAGCGATCGTAAAGAACGTAACTCAACAATCTACACAGATCAAAGATTCCAACAGATCAAAGATGGCGATTGGGATCAAAACATTAATCCGCAGTATATCGAAGTTAGTTTTGGCAACGAATGCAATTTTAAATGCGG